ACACGAGGAACATCTAGCACAACTGCCGCCGCGCATAGCGTATCAGACGTTGTTGTTTGTGACACTCAGCGAGTGATAAACGACAACAATATTGAGTACGCAGCAGCCGCTGGAACGGCTTCTACTTACACCGTTACCCACGCTTTTGTCGCAGACAAGAACATTGCTACAGCAACGACCAATGGCGCAGTTAGTTCATCAGCCAATGTGACTGTTGATGCAAATAACGGAACAATTGTCGTAGGCGATGTTGTTACCGGGACCGGGATTAGTGGTGTCGTGCGAGTAGCTACAGTAAATAGCCAGACCAGCATTGTTCTGGATACTGCTGTGTCAATCTCAGACAATGTGTTGTTGACCTTCGACGGTTCCAACAAGCTGTTTATTGGAGCATTGGATGCAAGTAAGACAATAGCGGTTGGAGATATATTCCGTATTAACGCAGGGAACCTGTCAATAGAGTTGAAGTAATGCCTCTTGTACTTAAAGATCGCGTCAAAGAGACGACCACGACCACAGGCACTGGCACATATACGTTAGCTGGTGCTTTGACTGGTTTTGAAGCTTTTAGTCAAGTGGGTGACGGTAATACAACCTATTACACTTGTACTGACGGCACTGACTTTGAGACAGGTATTGGTACTTTTACTTTATCTGGGACGACTCTTGCTCGTACCACTATATTGCAGTCCAGCAATTCAGATAATGCCGTTAATTGGTCGTCTGGTACTAGAACAATATTTTGTACGTTGCCAGCAGAAAAGATGATATTTAATGATGCAACTGGCAGTCCTGTTAACTTCACAGATAACTCGCTGGCATTTGCGATAGCGTTAGGATAGGGAAATGGCAAACGCATTTAAAACATTCACGGCGCAAAACATTGATACGTCATCGTCTAAAGCTACCTTGTACACTTGTCCAAGTTCTACAGAGACGACAATCATTGGCCTTAACATCGCTAACATATTGACAGTCTCAATTACGGTTACAGTCGAGCTACTGGACGGTGGAAGCACCATTACTCATGTAGTTAAAGATGCAATTGTGCCCGTTGGATCATCTCTGGTGGCGGTTGGAGGCCCTCAAAAAATTGTTATGAACGCCACTGACGTATTAAAGGTTTATGGGTCACAGGCTAACTGCTGTGATGCGGTTCTGAGTGTGCTGGAGATTACCTAATGGCACTCGGCACTATTGACACTAACCAAATTGCAAGCGAAGCAGTTACTGTACCGAAGGTGACTAACCAAGTTTTGGCAAGTCCGAATTTAATAATTAATGGCGCGATGGAAATATTCCAGAGAACAACCTCGGTTTCCAGTGTGTCAGATAACACATATCCTGTACAAGACCGAATGAATTTCTTTTTTAGTAATGATGGTGTCATATCTGTATTTGCTAGTAGCGAACATCCAACAGGTGCAGGGTTTTCAAAATCTCTAAAAGTGGATGTAACCACAGCGGATGCTTCAATAGCGGCTGGTCAATATTTTGGCATTAATCAAAGAATAGAAGGTTACAACCACGCTCAACTTGAGTACGGAACATCCAGCGCTAGATCCATTGTGGTTTCATTCTATGCCAAATCCAATTTAACAGGTCCATTTTGTTACAGCGTAAAAAACGGTGCATCTGATAGGTCGTTCCCAATAGAGTTTAGTTTGAGTGCTGCTGACACTTGGGAAAGAATTTCTTTTGTCATTCCGGGCGATACAAGCGGCACTTGGTTGGAGACAAATGGGATTGGGGCGTATCACCAAGTTTCTCTTGCTATAGGTTCAACCTTTCATGGGACTAATAACACTTGGCAAGCTGGTAATAAGGTAGCAACCAGTAATCAGGTAAACCTTTTATCAAGCACTGATAATGAATTTTTCTTAACAGGCTGGCAAGTAGAAGTCGGGACCGCCTCTCCAACCGCTTACCAGCATGAGGACTATGGAACCACGCTACGCAAATGCAAACGCTATTATGAATTTTTGGATACAACAGTTTATCCCACTAAATATTCAACGGTTTCTTTAGGTAACTTCGTTTGGACAGAACAAAAACGGGCGCAACCAACTCTTACTGTTGATACTAACGCTGGTAGTCAGAGCCTTTATCCGGAAGGAACTAGTGGCGGGTACATTTACAAAACATCGGAGACTACAAGCCCAATTGATGGTATGAGAGGAAATGCAGAGCTATGATTATACAAAATGCTAAATATATAAAGGCTCCACTAAACAACCCAGATAATAAAAACACTGCTATCAAGGCAACTATTGACGGGGTTGAGTCTTGGATTCCTATGGACGAAGCCAACACAGACTACGCAGAAATATTAAAACTAGTAGCAGAAGGTTCTCTAACTATAGCGGATGCAGATTAATGGCATATATAGGGCCACCACCATCACAGAAACTAGCAACCCCGACTAGCCAGTATTTCAGTGGGAACGGGTCTACTACGTTTACATTGAACCGCTCGGTTAATGTGGCTGAAGACCTGAACGTGTTTGTGAACAACGTGCCTCAAGAGCCGGGTTCTGGAAAGTCCTACACTGCCACAGGAACCACACTAACATTTGATGCAGCCCCAGCCTCTGGGACAAACAATATATACGTTGTCTACCGAGGGCTGGCGGAACCAACAACAAGACTAGAGCATGATGCTAATGCCGCCCTTGCCGCCACCACTGGCACCTTTAGTGGTGCAGTTTCTGGAACAACAGGCACATTTTCTGGTGCGATTTCTGGAACGACAGGCACATTTACTGGTGGTGAATTACAAGTTTCTTCAGCCACATCAGATGCTACAGATAAAAGAGCTTTTTTTGTTACAGGTCATTACACTAACTCAGAAGAAGATGCTTCTGGTGTCATACTTCAAAGTGTAAGTGGTGACAATCTTGTTGATATAGGTGGTGGTCAGTCTGCTTATAACGCTGCAACAAAGGTACGCTTTTATACTGCTGCAAATGCTACAACAACAACTGGCACTGAAAAAATGCGTGTTACCAACACTGGTGTAGGTATTGGTGTCACAAGTATAGATAAAGCATTTATAGCCTATGAAAACAGTGGGGGTGGTGGCTATTGTTTTGAATTTATCAACGATGGCAATAACGAAAATCGTTACGGCGGTATTGTGCAGTGCGGCACTGACGATGCGAGTGGAACTAACTACCTTTTTGTTTTTAGAGATGGTGATGGCACATCACAGGGCTATATCACCTTTTCTGGCGGCACAGTGACATATGGTGCGTTTACGGCGCATCACCCTTGTATTTTGCCTGATGCTGATAACGATGCTGGCTATGCTTACGGAACCTTATTGGAAACAACCAGTATTGCGTACACTCAGAAAAACGGCGCAGACACCGAGCGCGGTATTCTTTACAATGTTCAAAAAACTCAGGGAGCAAACAGTCGTGCAGTTTTAGGTGCGTATGGTGGATCAATGGTAGATGGCCCTGATGAAGAAACTAATATGCATCAGGCTTTGGTTTTAGGTGATGGTCACATTCTCTGCAACAATGGTGGTGGTAACATAGCTGTAGGAGATGGTATCTGTTCATCTGCTCAGGCTGGGATAGGCCAAAAAGCAACAGCAAACCCAAGTATGATTATAGGCATTGCACAGGAAGCTGTTACTTTTAGCGGCAGCGAGACCAAGCTAGTGCCTGTTCAATATGGTCTGCAACAGTTCATACCGTGGAGTTAACTAGATGCCCATATCTAAAATATTATCAGACTCTTTTGCTTCTGGAGCGATTCCATCGGAAATTCTTGGTACGGCTGAGTTATCACAGGATAAAAGTCAGACTACCACTTCAACAACTTATGTTAGCACAGGTGCAACAATTACAATTCCAGCCGCAACCGTGGCAACGCTTTCTAAGATTATAATATTCGCCAACGGTTCAATGAGAGTAGATAAAAACAGTCATTCTTTTATTGATGTAAGAATACAAAGAACTGCTCCAAGCGCCGCAAACTTTGCGCCTGTTACGGGCGGTGATGTGGCTGCTGGTAGTGAGTCATATCCAAATACTAGCGTAACAGCAATCGATAGCAGCCTTGGAACTGGCGACCATACCTACACCGTTTATGTTCGTAAATCGAGCGGAAACCCTACTTACGCTGCGACTATTTATTACAACTATGAAGGCCACAGACTAGTGGCGATGGGGATATAGTATGGCATACATAGGCATAGACCCAAATGTAGGTGACATAACATTCCAGAAGTTTACTGGGACAGGGAGCGCCACTGCCTTTACTCTGGCTCAATCCGTTGTGAGCGGAGAGGCTATTGTCGTAACCATAGGAAATGTGGTTCAGGAACCGGGGGTCAGCGCAGCTTACACAG